TCCACCTCTGCCGGGGTCTTGCTCTTCGCGACGTACCAGCTCACGCAGGCGGCGATGAGGCCACCACCCATGAGGACGCCGAGAAGCGGGACGAGTGCGCTAGTCATCACTCACCCTTGGCAATCACGACGAGGGCGTTGACGGCCCGGTTGACCTTGCGGAGCTGGAGCAGCCGCCCGACGCTGGCGAAGATGAAGCAGGCCATGAAGATGCCGACAACGGCCTGGGCCGGGTAGAGCTTGGCGATGACGACCGAGTAGGTGAGCCACAGCGTGATCGTGAGAATGTGGCCGACCTTCTCGATGTCGCGCCCCTTCTGGGGCAGGCCGCGCCACATCAGGCCGAGGAGGACGAGGAGGCCACCGGCAATGCCGAAGGCCACCCAGCCCATCGCGATGTACTCGGGCAGCTTCGTGACGGGCGGTGAGGGCTGGAGCCAACGGACGATGACGATCCGAACGGCGAAGAGGACGGCCAGCACTGCCAGGGCGAACTCGCCCGAGTGGTCGAGGGTGCTGGGCCGGTGGGCTGTGGAGACCACGGGGATCGCCATCAGCAGGTGTGCGGAATGCGGGTCATTAGAGGCCCTTCCGAGGGGGTAGGTATGCGGACGCCCCCGAGCTCACGGGTCATGCGCGAGCTCGGGGGCGATGGGGGTGTCAGGATCAGAGCGGCATACGCCCGATGTCTTCCACGACGAGCTGGCTCGGGGTCGAGGCACCCGCGAGGCGGACGGTGCCGGTGCCGCTCACTCGCTGCAGGTAGACGAAGAGGTTCACGGTCCCCGTCGCGTGCGAGTAGATGATCGAGGAGTTGACCCCGATCGAGGAGTTGGCCGCAGCCATCGGGACCGTCTGCGAGATGAAGACGTAGGACGGGGTTGCTGCGCCGCCCGGATCATCGCGGACGATGACGGAGCCACGGTCTCCCGCGACGGTGGACTTGATGCCACCCAGGACCGAGACCTTGTACCTGCGGCCTGCGACGGCCTGGAAGGTGAGGCTCATGCCTGTCCACACCTGCGTGACGGACGAGGCGCTCGAAGAATCGACCACCTGCTCGTCCATGTTGACGAGGCCGAGGGGGATGGCCGTCTGGTTGAAGGTGAGATCCTTGCCGCCCATGACGACGCCGTACTTCTCGGAGGCGCGGACGTAGGTGGTCCCGTTCGCGAAGATCCCCGCCTCAGCGCCGTTTGCCTCGTAGCCGGGGCGCGGAGACGAGAGCGACAGAGACGCGCCGCCACCCGCACACATGGGCGAGTTGAGGAACGTGTCAACCGAGTCGCCGGTCGCGTCGGACACCAGAGAGCCGGGGGAGGAGACGCCCGCGACATCGGGGTAACCGAGGAGCATGTTGGCGACCGTGGAGCCGAGCTCCCAGCGTCGGCCCGTCGCTGCGGTGCGGATCGTTGCACCAGTGATGAGGCGACCGTCGATAGCCCCGTCCACGATCAGCTCGCCTGTGACAGCGCGGCGGACGGTGTAGGGACCGACGAACCATGACGTGGCGGTCGGAGTGCCCGCGTTCATGTAGACACTCAGGCGGGGGCTGACCGTGACAGCGCCTGCGGGGGCGACCACGGGAAGTCCGCCCACCTTCGTCCACGTCGAGGCGGTGAACGCGGAACCCGCGATGTTGCCGCCCGCGAGGTTGGAAATGTTGGTGCCAGCGAGATCGTAGAAGTAGAGCCGCATTTCGATCCGCAGCGAGATGGCCGAAGAGCCATCGGCATAGACCATCGCGTTCGCCGTGATCGCCTCGCCGGGGGAGATCGGGATGCGGTTCGGCGCGGTCAGTAGGGGTCCGTAGATGTGGGTGCCGCTGCCCGCCTGAACGAGCTTGGCGGACATCGCAGCCTGCGCGTAGAGCCGGTTCGCCGTGGTGACGAACGCGGTTCCCGCGCCTCCACCGAGCGAGGTCCAACCTGCGGCGCTGTCGAGGTAGAACGGGTTGGCCGCGAGGTTGTCGAGCGCACCGATTCGGAGCTGCTCGACCGTGATCGAGTTGGCCGAGATGCGTGCGGCGTCGAGCGTGCCGGACGTGATCTTGGTGGCGCTGATGTCACCGATGACGCCCGAGGCTGCGGTGATCGTGCCAGCGACCATCTTGGCTGCGGTGATCTCGCCAGCCTTGATGTTGCGGGCCAGGATGGCGTCAGCCGCGACGTTCGTCGCAACCACGGAGTCAGCAGCCAGCTTGCCAGCGACGACCTCGCCAGCCTTGATGTTCGTGGCGAGCACCGAGTCGGCAGCGAGCTTCCCCGCGACCACTGCGCCCGCGATGATCTTGGGCGAGGTGACCGCATCGTCAGCGAGCTGGGTCACTGTGATGTGGTTCGGGGCGTTGGCCTTGGTGGTGGCGTCGGTGGCAGCGGCAGCGATGGCCGCAGCCTGGGCGAGATCAGCCTTGGCCTGGGCCGTGGCGGAGGCCGACGTGATGGCCTCGCCCTTGGCCGTGGAGATGAGCGACGGGATGCCATCGACCTCCAGTGAGACAGCATCGACCTGGGCCTGTGCTGCGTCGAGAGCGGCGTCGATGCCGTCGAGTACCGACTGGTCAACTCCGACCGTTGCGGGCGTCTCCGTGGCTGCCTCGGACGGCAGGCCATACTTGCCAGCGAGGGTGCGAGCCACGAACCACACGGAGTGCAGCTCGGACGGCAGGAGCAGCGCGACCTCGGTGCCGCGAGCCGTCTCGATGGTGGCCCTCAGCGTTGAGGCATCGAACGGTGCGGAGTCCCGAGCGGTGAGGTCGGACGAGGCGTGAACCTCGGTGCGAGCCCAGTCCATCGGGGCGGTCAGCGCGTCGGTGAAGGTGCCGTCCCACCGGGCGATAATCGCGCCGGGTGCCGGTTCGAGGATCGCGGCGGTGGGGGTAGGCGGCGTGGGTCCGATGAGGGTGGAGGCCACGAACGTGCCATCGAACTGACCGCCGAGCTGCATGACGGTCTGGCCGTCCTCGTTCACGTCGATCGCACCGCCCTCCTCGACTGAGGAGTTGGCGAGCTGGGGGGCGCTCTGTGCGCGGAGCTTTCGTTCGACCCCCTCAAGGCGGGAGGCGAGGATCGCGAGTGCGTTGCTCAAGGGATCAGATCCGATCTGCTCGGATGACGGAGAGCGTTGCGACTGTCTCGTCATCGGGGGTGGTGGTGAAGGCCAGGACCCGAAGCCACAGCGCAAGATCGCCCTGCCACCCGAGCGGGTGCTGGACGAGGATCTCGTCGCCAACCGTCCACGAGCCGAGGGGCGCGTTCGGGTGGTCGAAGACCTTGATGCTGTCGATCTCGGGCCGTCCGTCACGCATCGCGAGCTGGTTCTTCGCGAAGGTGTCGGCCTTGGCCTTGGTGTTCATCGTCTTGTCGTCCAGCACTGCGACGCGGCGGAGCCGGGTCTCGCTGGAGCGAGCGTCCTTGCCCCGCACCATCTTTGCTCCCTCGCCCGCGCCAAGCGCGAGCACTTCGGATGCGTAGAAGTCGCCGGGGAGAGTCACGTCGGGAGGCAGGGAGATGTTCTCTCCCACCATGAACCGGAGATCCTCGCGCCGACGACCGATGGTCGGGACGCCGAACTCCAGGCGGTGGGCGATGGTCTCGCCGCTCCACGAGTGGACCTCGCGGTAGTCGAACGGTGCGGTCTTCACGAGATCCTGCTGGATCTGGAAGAGGTCGTGGGTGGTGTACCAGTTGATGCGGAACGCTGCGTCGGTCGCGCCCTTGGCGCTCGGAGCTCCGACCTTGACGTTGCACTTGTCGGTGTCGAGGACGAGGCCGAGGTTGCCGTTCTTCTGGGCCTGCAGGTGAGCCCAGATCATCCGCACCACGTCGAGCGCGTCGGCCCCGGTGGTCACGTAGTCGGTGCCCGTGTAGGGCATGTCCTTCGCGTAGCCGGTGAAGCCGAGGCAGTCGAGGTCGAGCGACGGGCCGTTGGCCGTCATGTCGGTGAGGATGCCGCCAGCTCGGATCTGGCCGTCCTTCTCCGCGTAGATCGCGGTGGACCATGCGTCGAAGATGGGCTGGCCGTCAGCGGCGACGAGGGTAGCGATCTCGGGAAGGATGACCGCCTTCAACGCCTGCGGCCCCGAGAGCGTCTCCGTGATGGAGACGTTCCCGAGGGGCAGGTCGCTGTGGAGGACGGTCTCGGTTCCGTTGCCGTTCAGGCGGGTTGCGATGTACCTCCAGTCAGCCATCAGTCAACCGAGGGGACTTCGAGGAACTCAACGTCCCAGACGACGGTGGAGGCGGTGTCCGTCTTGACGTTGCCGGTGCCCGAGGAGCGAGCGGCCTGCAGCTTCAGGATCGCGTTGGTGTTCCGCATCGCAGCCGGGATCGCGAGCGTGTCTGCGGTGAGCAGCGTTGCGCGAGTAGAGGCGTCGAGGTCGAAGGTGATCTGCTGGCCGAAGAGCGTGCCGAACGCGAAGCGCAGGACGCCGAGGGTTGCAGCCGATGCCGGGGCCACGCTGGAGATGTGGCCGAGCACCTTCATCTGGGTGGCCCAGCTCGGGATCGTGAGCGTGCGGTTCGCCTGCGGGGTCCAGTCGGTCCATGCGTTCGTGGCGATGGTGCTGATCGCGGTCGGCTGCGTGTTGTAGAGCTCGCGGGTGCGGCGCGGGTTGGCGATCTTCCGCAGGTCCACGATGTGCGACTCCTGCACCGTGCCGGTCGAGGGCGGGAGGTCGATGCGAGCCAGGAGCAGCGCCGGGTAGCTGAGGGCCGGGAGGGTCGTCGCGGTGCTGCCGACGTTCGTGATGACGGCGAAGCGGACGTAGGGACCGTTCACCACATCGACCGGGATCTGACCGCCGAACTGCGGGTCGTCCAGGCGGAGGACCACGAAGTCGGAGCGAGCAGAGCCAGAGCCGGTCGCGGTGATCGGCACGTCAGTCACACTTGCAGCACGAGCGACGTAGCTCTGCTTGCCGAAGTCGGGAGCGGCCAGGTAGCCGTTCGGGATGACGCCGCCACCCGCAGCGACGCGGACGGAGGTGCCGGGGGTGGGCAGGGGGGTGACGCGGAAGTCGAGCGAACCGAGCACGCCGCCAGCACCGTTGGTGGCCGCGTAGGCGACCATGCGTGCCACGTCGGGGGAGTGCTCAGCACCACCACCAACGAACCACGGGACGGATTCGAGAGCCATTGGATTCCTTACAGGGAGTAGAAGGTCGGACGCCAGGAGAAGTCACAGCGCGACGTGCCAGTGGCATCGGTCCCGCCGAACGAGATCGAGGCAGCGCCGGGGTTGAGGCGTGCGGTGGTGATGCGCGAGGTGCGCGAGAGAGCGCCAGCCAGCGAGGCACCGTCGTTGCGGATGACCGTCTGCGCGAAGGGGCGCGTGTCGATGACCACCGACTGGTCGTAGGCCAGGGTCGTGTTCAGCTTCAGCGAGAAGCCGGGGCCGGTGATGTAGGGGTTCGAGACCGGACCCTTGATGACCGCGATGAACGGAGCCGGGGCAGTGCCGCCGACCTCTTGGATCGTGTCGATCTGCCCGCCACCCTTGGTGGTGGAGAGCTTGCCGGTCAGTGGCGACGTGATGCCAGCAGCTCGACCAGCGAGGATGCTGATCGTGGTCTGGTACTGCACGTCGTCGTAGTGCAGCGGGTCCGCGAGCTGGAAGTCAGCGATCGCAGGAGCGTTGCCACGGAAGGCCATCGGAGTGACGGCCAGGGAGAAGCGGCGCGAGCGTCCGTAGACACGTCGGGTGCGCTTGCCGATGTTGTAGCGGAGCGTCTGGACGGAGCCGGGGGTGGAGCGAACCTTGTCCGCGATCCACCGTCCCTCGATGGCCTCGATCGCGTCGAGGCCGTCCGTCGAGGTGTCCTTGTTGGTGAGGAAGCTGAAGCTCCACACAGGCGGGGAGAGCCGATCCCGACCGAAACGCATCGCGTCACCGATCGGGTTGTCAGCATCCTGAGTCCGCCATGCGGTGGTGCCTGGATCGAAACCTCCAGGCACCACCAGCACGGGGTCGTTCTCCCCGCCGAACTTGTAGCCGTCGAGGGAGAAGGTCCCCTCTTCGAGCACAGGGTCGGCCATTGGATTCCTTAGCTTGCGTAGGCCGAGCCGTAGGCGAACCGCTTCTGCGCGAACAGAATGGCGTCGGCCACGTCTTCGGGAGTGGAGTTGGTCGGCATCATCGGGACCGTGATCTGGGGCGCGTAGACACCAGAGCCAGCAGCCGAACCGCCAGCACCCGCGAGGGCGCTATCCACGCCACCAAGGGACGACGCAGAGATGTTCGGGGCACTCACGGACATCGAGTCGCTCAGAGAGCCTGTGAGGCCCGAGAGCGAACGGTGAACCGCGTCGTACTGCGACTCAAGTCCGTTGATGAATCCACCGATGACGAGCTTTCCGGCGTTGACCAGAAGCACGCGGTCGAGGGACTCAGGTCCCTTCCAGTCGGTGAGCTTCTTCGTGAGGCCCTGCAGGGTGTCCTTCACGTTGCCGAACATGTCGTTGATGCCCGTGATGAACCCGGCGATGAGCTGGGTGCCAGCGTTCTTCAGCGCAGTGCCGATGTTGCTCAGCGCACTGGTCGCCTTCGACGGCAGGCTCTTGACGAGCACGATGGCCTTGTCAATGCCCTCGGAGACGAGGACACGGATGCTGGTCCATGCCAGGGAGACGACGCTCTTCACGGCGTTCCAGCCAGCGGAGAAGCCACCCTTGATGAGGTTGAGCCCACCAGTGACGGCGCTCTTCATCACGGCGAAGGCCCGACCGGGCAGTGCCTTCATGAAGTCCCAGGCGTACATCGCGAGGAGACGCACGGTGTCCCAGCCGCCCTTGAACAGGCCCTTGATGACACCGAAGAACTTCTTGACCGCGCCCAGGATGGTGACGTTGAGGACGATCATGATGACGTTCCAGATGAGCTTCAAGATGTTCACGACGACCATCCACAGGCCGGTGAAGAAGGCGGACCAGCCACCGGAGAACATCGTCTTGAAGCCCTCGAAGATGCCCATGATGGACTCGAAGACCCCAGTGAAGTTGCCGATGAAGCCAGCCACGAACTCAGCGATGACGGTGGCGAGGAAGACGAAGACCGGAGCCAGCTTCCCCAGCAGCCAGACGATGAGCTGGGCGATCAGGGTGATGACCGGGACCATCGCGCCGACGAGCTTGGTGATCGCACCGATGAGGATCGGGAGGACCACTGCAGCGATCTGCGTGACGATCGGGATGACTGCACCGAAGATGGCTGCCAGCGCCGGGAGCAGTGCGCTCACGAGCGGGAACAGCGCAGCGATGAGCTGGCCGACGAGCGGGACGATCGTGGCGAACAGGTTGCCGATGATCGGGAGCAGCGGCGTGATGACGGCGAACGCCTGGGCGAGCACGTTGCCGATCAGTGGCGCGAGCATCCCGATGACCGGGAGCAGTGCGCCGATCACGGTGCCGATGAGCTGCAGTCCGCCGCCCGACATGAAGTCAGCGATGGTGCCTGCGAGCTGCTCGAAGACCGGGGCCAGCATCTTGATCGCGATGGTCAGAGCGCCACCCAGCAGCGACACCAGAGGCATCAGCGCGGGGAGGAGGTCCATGCCCATGTTCGCGACCGTGGTGAGGACCGTTCCGAGGATCGGGCCGACCGTGGTGAGGAACTGGCCGAGAGCTACGCCGAGCACACCCATCAACGTGGCGATCGGACCCATCGCGGGAGCGAGGGCGGTGATCGCGTTGTTGATGCCCTCGAAGAGCGACACGAGGCCGGACTGGAGGACGGGGTTGCTGAGCGCGTTGCCCACCGAGGAGAGCAGCGTGCCGATGGCCTCGCCCGCGATCGGGAGCAGCTTGGTCAGCGTGCCACCGAGGGTGGAGAAGAGGCGTTCCATCGCAGGGCCAGCCGTGGTCGAGATCGCGCTCATCGCGGCGTGAGCTGCGGTGAGGACGTTGACGAGTCCGGTCTGGAAGGCGGGGCTGTTCACTGCGTCGGAGACTCGCTCCAGGGTGTCAGCGACCATCCCGAGCGTGGAGCCACCAGCAGCCGAAGCCGCCTTGGCGAAGCCTGAGAGGATGGTGCCCGCGTTCTTGAGCACCTGTCCCAGGTCTTGCAGCGCAACGAGACCCGTGTCGATCCAGCCCTTGAGGCTGCCATCGTTCGCGGCTGCCGTGAGGAAGTCGTTGAAGCGGACGGCGATGTCGGTCAGCCACGTTCCCATTGCGGGGAGGTACTGAGCGCCGATCGAGCCGAGCGTGGTGATGATCCCAGCCAGGGGAGCGGCTGCGCCCTTGGCGTTGTTGAGACCAGCGATCATCCCGTTGAACATGCCGTCGAGCTGGCCGGTGAGCAGGCCCTTGAAGGCGTTCGCGAACGTGGCGGTGAAGCCACCCATCGCGTCTGCCGTGCGGTTGAAGCCTGCCGTGAACTTGGGGAGCAGGTCGTTGATGAAGCCCTGGATCGGAGCCTTGGCCTTGGCCCAGAACTTCTCGGACATGGAGTCCTGAAGGCGGGCGAGCTGCGACTTGACCTGGGGGAGAACGGTATTGAAGTCCTTCAGCACCGCGATCATCGTGCCGATGCCGATGGCACCAGCAGCGAAGGTTGCGGGCAGCGTCAGGGCGAGAGCCCCGATGGACGCGAGCGAAGCGGAGAGGGCGAAGAGGTTGGAGGCTGCCGAGAGGGCGTAGCCCGCAAGGCCCAGGATGCCAAGGCCAACAGCACCGATGGCCGGTGCGATCTTGTCGATGTTCTTGAACACGTCGAACATGTTGCGGAGCATCGAGCTGACCACTCGGCCACCAGAGGCGGCGGCGACGAGGGTGGCAAGACCGGCTGCGACCTTCGCGGTGGCACCCGTGTTGAGCATCGGGACGATCGGCACCTTGCGCGGGCGCGTCATGTAGTCGAGGCGCTTGTTGAGGAAGGTGGTCGAGCCGAGCGCGAGCTCGGGCCGGACCACGATCTTCATGGGCGACTGTCGGTCGCGCCAACGCTTGAGCTTGTCCTCAACGTCCTTCAGGGCGTCCTTGTCCAGATCCAGCACCAGCGTCGAGGCGACGAGGTTCGCACGCATGTTGATGCGCCGACCCTGTGCCTTGTCGTTGAGCTTGCGGACACCCTTGGTGATCTCTTCGTTCATCGAGCGAGAGTCGAAGGTCGCGTAGACCTTGACCTTGCGAGAGTCCTTCATCCGGTTCTCGGCGTTGAACTTTCGGATCTCTTCGAGGAAGCCGATCTTGGCTCCACTCATGTCGATCTTCGTCTGCACCTTGATCTCGGGAAGCTGCTTCTCGATCGCTGTGAGCTTCTTCTTTGCGCTGCTGCGGAAGTCTTCGGTGTCGGGCAGAACCTTGACGCTGACGCGCCCAATGATCTGACCTGCGGGCATGGTCTACCTCCGTGACATCGAAGCGTGAAGGCTCTTCACAGAGACCTTCGGCTTGGGGGTGGTGTCGCCGTCGCTCTGCTTGAGCTGCGGCTTGAACTTCGGCCTGGGCCGGTTCGGGATCTTGGGCGGACCCTTCTTGCCCCAGTTGCCTGTGGCGCGGGTGTTCGCATTGAGAGCGTCGTAGAGGTCGGCATCCATGTGCCGATCGACGCCCCAGCCGAAGTGCTCGATTCCGCCAGCCGCAAGGGCCGTGGTCATCGAGGTGTCGGGGAGCCTCTGCAGGAGGGATGAAACGAGAGAAGGCGCTGGCCCTCTACCCTCGATCACGTCGATCAGGTCCACGTCGTAGTGGAACTTGAGGTCGGGGTAGATGCCAGCGCCGTACTCGTCAATCAGTCCTGCGAGGCCGAGGCTTCCCCCGCTTCGGTCGCCTCGCCGTAGTTGTCGAAGATGACAGCCTTCAGGGCGAGGTCGCCACCGAGGGAGGCGATGAGCTTCTCGGCTGCGATCTCGTTCTCGCAGATGAGGCGGAAGATCTGGTCGAAGACCAGCCCCTGGTCCTCGTCCGGCTTCTCGACCTTCACGCCGTCCACCTCTTCCGCCTCAGCGGAGAGCTCCTTCTGGACGGCCATGAGCTCGGTGCGCTTCGCGTGCGTCAGGCGCAGCGGGTTGAGCAGCTTCACGGTGGTGTTGGCGTCGAGCTCGATGTCGAGCGAGCCGTACTTCTTCTCCGCAGCTTCGCGGATGAAATCAAGAGTCATGGTTGCCATTGGTTTGCGGACCTCTTCTGTGTGTTGGTGGTGCGGTGAGCGGACCCGAGGAATGCCCCGAAGGGCTCCCCCCGCGCCGGGGTCCGCAACGATCAGCGCGGGGGGAGAAGTGCTGGTACTACTGGTCAGGCGACCTCACCCAGCGGGGTGACGGCGTAGGTCCACACGTTGTCCATGTAGACCATCGGCTTGACGCCGATCGGCAGACCGGCGAGGGACTCGGTGTCCGAGAGGGACAGGTCGTCGCCACGGTAGAGCTCGGACTTCGGCGCGTAGAACGCGAAGACGTTGGAACCGTCGATGAACACAGCCAGGAAGGCAGCGGTGGTCGGGGTCGGGTTCGCGGGAACCTGCACCTCGCCGTTGCTGCCAACGGTCGCGTTGGAGCCGTAGTAGAGCTTCAGGCCCGCAACGTCGAACTGCTGAAGCGTGATCGCCATGGTCTCAGTCCGAGCCGCGTAGGTGGTGCGCAGCGACTTGTTCTGAAG